GAACCAACCTCCGCCGTCATGAACTGCACCAACCGGACGGTAAACGAAACCGTTCTACAGGATGTCACTGTCAAGGCACTCAACCAGATTCTCACTGATAAAGGTACATTCCTGAAAACCTTGCAGGAAAACATCGCCAGAGCCGTTATCAGCGCTGATACTCTATCGCCTGATGGCATTCAAAGCAGACTGGAGGAACTGCAAAAGGAGCTCATCAAGAAAGCCAACAGCAAGCAGGATTACGACGCCATCGCCGACGAGATCTTCCGGCTCCGAGAACAGAAAGAGAAATCCGAAGTGGACAACCACTGCCGGGAAGAAGCCATGAACCGAATCAAAGAGCTGCAGGACTTTATCGGCCAGCAGGGAACCGACATCACGGACTTCGACGAAGAACTTGTCAGACGGCTCGTCGAGAAGATCATCGTGTTTCAAGACCGGTTCACTGTGGAATTCAAATCTGGTGTGAGCATTGATATTGAAGGATAATGCCTATAGACAACCAAGGCTCCTCACCACTGGAATAATATCCAGTGATGGGGAGCCTCTACTATTACAATCCCATGTATTCTTCTAATTCATCTATTGTTGGTGATATCTTTCCGTTACTAAGCCTTAATTTTTCTATTGAAATTCCGTCAAATAATCCCAAGTTCTTATATTTGCTAATAATAGAATATTCCTCTTTTGTTATAACGTCGCCATGTGCCCCCTTATTTCTTAAATCATATAGGTCTTCTAAAACTTCCGTTAATGTATAATCAGTGGCCTCCAAATCAATGTTATGCTCTTTTACGTATTCCTTCATTTTAAACCACATTAGGTGCTTTGCTGGCTTATCTGGAAGATTTAATATTCGGATTATTTCGTTGACTTCATGTTCAATAATGGAGCAATACTGTTTAACTAAAATACTGGGGGCAATAGAAAATCTCTCATCCTTGAAATAGTAATCTTCCTCGATAACATCAGCAGCAACTAAATCTAGAATTGAAGCCTTATCCAATCCAGAATATTGATTTTTATAAAGCATAAATATGCTGTTTATTTTATTTGAACTATGCCAATCTACTATAATTACTTCCGGCTGTTCATCACTTTCGTAAATCTGAATGCTATCAAGGTCATCGTCAAGGTCAGCTATCATATCAATGTGCTTTATGTTTGAATGAACTTCTTTAAGCAGAATGCAGTACGCCGTTTGAAAGAATGCCACCATCGCAGAATAACAACAGCTTTGATATTCTCCCTTCATAGTATACTCTGCCATGTTAGTTTGCATTAATTCTTTAATCACTGCAATATCTGTTTGACTCAACCTTTTGCATGCAAGAGCTTTCTTTCTCATCGATTCATCCGGAATAAAAGCCTCTAAATAGGCTTCGTAGTGCTTGGTTTCTGGTTGCGTTAAAGAAATTAATCCTTGCAGATATTGAATAATATACTTATCATTTATTGGCATTCTGTTCAGCAATCCCATACACTTTTCTATAAGAACGAGTGCAAATTCACGTTCTCCATTATATACAGAATGCCGTACTAAAATTTCATCTCCATCATCTATATAACTACCTTTCAGAATTTCTCTTATTTCACTATAAGGTATTATCATTATCAATTTCTCCTCAACATCTAATCCACTCACTCAGCGGCAAAAAACATCTATCTCACTAACTCAACCTCTGGCATCTAATCCGACAACTCAACCTTACACATTTTTAATAGTGAGCCCTCTTGGATAAGTTCTCTCGAAGCAATTACCCCCTTGGTATACCAGAGATGATAAGAAGCCAAAAAGTGCCTTAAATCAAGGCTTTCGCACACCTTACTCTTTGACCCTTGACATCAATACCACGCACTCGACGTGGCTTGAGGCGACATGAAGTACGTCTACTGCCTCCGGTCGTTCGTGGGAATTGTTCAATAGCACTTTTTGCTTCTTTAGTCGTTCGCAGTAACTGCTCAATGGCAAAAATCGCGTTTCGATCGTTTGCGGGAAAAGTTCAATTCTTATTCTAAGTTCTGCATCAAGCCATCTTTATGAGCTTCTTTCTAAGTTCTTCAAACATGCTGCACCCTGATATATCGCCGATTGTCTGTATACGTATATCCTGGGCACGCTCTTTTGTTGGCTTAAGTTTTCGAGAAAGAGGACAGCATATGAACAGATAAGTCAATGGGACTGGGACAGACTGCGAAAACATATAAAAAATCCTCTGTTTTCTATAGTTCTAAGAGTTGCGATTGTGTCTTCATCATGATCTTCCCTTGAGGAGCAAACTTTTTGCTGCCGTCGATGGAATTTGCAATCCGTTTCATACCTTCCGCATCAGTATTAATAAACAAGGCAAGTTTCTGCGTCGCCCTTGAGCAGGCCACATAAAACACTCGCTTCTTATCCTCATCACTGAAAGCCCGCTCATCGAGATCAATGATTATAACAGCCTGGCTTTCGAGGCCTTTGAACTTTATCGCTGTTGTAAAGAACACCGATGATTGATTTCGGTCTCTTGAAATTGGTATTCCTGATATTTTGTTCACACCATTTAGTATGGATTCTGACTCAGTTTTCAATGAAAGGATAACGATATCCGAGTACGAATATCCGTTTTGATCGTTCGTGAGGTAGTTGATCAGCTTCGCCAACTTCATAAGTGGCTCACCCTTAACAAAAGAAATACTGGTTTTGTCGCCGCAGACCATCACTATCTTTTGGTTCAGCTCTGTGTCAATCACGTTATATGAGGTCAGTGCTATCTCATATGTATTTCTGCAGTTCCTCGTGAGGATCAGCTTGCACTCGGAATTTGTCACCCATTCTGGTACAACCCTCGTGGTAAGTAATTGATTCTTATCGTAAAAAACAAAGAACCGCCCGTCCTTAAGTTCGCAGAAATCTTTAAAATACATTATCTCGTCGTTATCAAAGTCCTGTCCCTCATCAATGACCACGTCATCAAACGGCAGAACATCCCAGTCTATTTTCTGAAGAGCTTTTGCTCGGTCCTTTGGTTTTGATAAGTCCTCCGTTGAATTGCCATATGAGCTGATCAGCGAATGAATATTCAAGTAGGTCACATTATCGTAAGGATACATGTGTGCAAGATAGATATAAAGGAAACGATTGAAGCAAAGGAACAGGACCCGCCGGCCATCAGCGGCGAACCGCCTCGCAGCTTCCTTTGCGATAAGCGTTTTCCCAGTACCCGCCACGCCTTGGATCGTTGCACTTTTTTGCTCAGAAATATAATCCAAGAGCCCTGTCTGTTCATTTGTAAGCTTTAGAAATGCCTTCTCAAGCATGTTTTTCTTCGCGCCTGGACAGGTTATCAGATCAAAGTCGGACGCGATCATATCCACAATCTTTTCAAACTCCGCATCTGTAATATTTACCTTGCCTTTTGAGCCATAGAAATTAAAGATATCGTAAATGGCCTGACCCCCTCTTGCAAAGTCCTCGTATCCGAGCACTGCTCCGTATGCCTCGCGATAGGCTAACGGAAATGTACTGATCTTATTCTTTATTTCGCTGGCTGGGAACCAGACCGCCGATTCTATCGGGAACCGTGAATCCAAATCATAGGAAATATTGGATAGCGCCCGACGATAGTGATAAATGCCGTCTATTGCCTGGGACAACGGATCATTTTTCTTCTTGTCAGAAAGCAGACTGCACTCCCCGGTCTGGGTGTTGACCTGGTGAAAAGCGCCATACTTATAAGAAATTTCGCCACCTTTAACCTCAAGTACCAAACCGCCAAGCTGTCGATGGAGAATTAGAAAGTCGTTTTCTTTCCAGGTAGATTTCCATTTGTTGCTCCTCTTCAGCCACTGAACGGAATGGAAAACCACAAACTGACTTCCCAGGTGATTTTGAAGGAAATCATAGACATCACTTTCTGATGCCGGAAGATCTGTTATATCTTCTTTCTGCGGGTAAATCATTGCACACATATCAGCTCAAGTCCTTTACAATTTTTTCATAATCAATTTCCGAAACGCGATAAGCATTCCATCCCATTGTGGCAAAATTTCTCATAACGCTGTCCACTGTCTCATGCTGGCAAATTAAAGTGTTCTTCGACGGCCAGGACATCAGGATGTCATCCCCAAGTTCAGACTTTTTTATAATTGTCTCAAGGTACTCCGGCTTCGGAAGTCCGAGTTCTTCCAGCTTTTTGATAAATACGTGGTCCGACTCATCAAAGAAACAGTACATATCGGCCCATTTCTTTATCGCATTCGTTGTATAAGAATGTTCCCGGTCGACCGATTTTCTCATCGCGACCACTTCTATTTTGTCCCCTGAACCGGAATCTGAGAGAACATCATAGCCGAGGAAATATTCCTCTATATAGTTCCAGCGATCTTCATCAGACGACAGCTTTGTAAAGAAATGTAGAAGTATGTTCACGTCACGATCATGTTTTTGTTTTGCTTTAGTGACATAATTGTTTGAATAATGAATGCTCCCCAGCACTATGCCTTTTACCTTGTTTGGATCGTTCAGCCTGATGAAGATCTCCGGTTCCTCGCCACCCACGATTTCATATGTGATATATCCAAAGATAGAAAACAGTTTTAATGCCAGCGAATCCCTGTCGCCGCTCGAAAGGCTCATGAAGGTAGAATATGAATCTCCATGAATAGACGAGAAGTTGCTAACTACCCGAGATTTCGTTATAGACTTCCTCATATATTCTTTAAAGTTTCCGTTTGCCAAAGAATATACTGTTCTGCCCGTTGCTTCATTAATACGATGTTTGACGCATGTGCTGTTCGGATCTATAAGGTCGAAGATGGAATTGGAGATCATCCTTGCCATCGTCATACCATATCTTTCGCTTATAAGCTTTGCAAAATCATCCAACGTGAAGAATTGATTTCTGTATTTCTCGTAAAAAAGGTTGCCGATGTATTCAAAATCATCAAGAATACTTTTGCGCAAATCGCAAAGCAGGTATTCCTTATTGGTTTCGATTGTAACTTTCTGCCGTGGAGCATAATAATTATTGATCTCTGGCATGATCTCTACTTTGTCTTTTGCCGCGGACTGCTTATTGAAATACCAATATTTGAACTGCGGGAAGGATATGTTTGGATAGTATTCTTCCCAAATATGCTTCAGATCAATCGCATATACATCTCCGTGGTCACTTAACAAAGAACCGTCTGCCTGTTTTTCTTTAAATCGTCCTTTCTGTATAAATTTAAAGCTGCCCCCATACCTTGAATTGAGTACATTATTGACATGATCACGATCCAAAACAACATATGCCTTTGTGAAAACGCTCCGTGGCCTGGAAATCAGAACTTTAAAGTTGTACTTATCATAGAAGTCCTTCTCGAGCATAAGCAAGCAGGTCTTCAGCTGGTTGATTGCCGAGGACTCGTTGCCTTTGAAAATATAAGTAAAGGATTCCGGAGAAATTAGGAAACTTCTAGCATAATTTTTATTTCGATGGTTTTCGTATATTCCTTCCAGAACCTTCTTGACCTGGTATTGCCTGATCTGCGACATGCCGAACAAGACTTTCATAAACGTCATGTCATTATTGTAGAAATCAGTAATCGCATGACCAGTCATGGAACTTTTACGTGCGGCTCTTCCTACTTCCTGTACGTAGTCGCACAGATTTCCCGTGGCGGCATAATGGTATATGTTCTCAACGTCGTCAACATCCACGCCCATACCAAACGCCTTTGTCGCATACATTACCGGAATCTCGCCGGTCCGAAATTTTTCAAATGTCTCGCGTTTTTCCGCATTGAACAGTTCTACGCTTTTCTCATACATATTTCTTCCCGTATATGTTCCGATCTTATCGCTGGTCGTTATATTGGCAAATCCCTTCATCCCCATTTTGGCGTCATGCGCAAAAGAAGCATACGGGAAGTACACGATGGTTTTCTGTTTGTTGCTTATCCAGGAATTCAGGTGTGTGCTGAGATCTACAGTCTTGGCGGCCTCATACTCGGGCTTAGGGAGTTTACTTGTAGACTTTTTTGTGATTTCAAAATGTATGTTTTCTCTCTTGGTATAGCCTATATATTTGATTGGATTCTCCATGTAAAGGCTGATGATCGTTTCACTGACAGAATCATCGAGACCACCATTGATGGCTGTGGCGGTAAATGCACAGACCGGAAAATGGTAGATCTTGCGTTCTGACTGCCGACCGTACCTAATTTGATTTCGAAGCCTGTTGATGTATCCACCAAGATACCAATAGTCTGGCCTGAAGCCGACACCCCATGTCGTGACAATGTGAGCCTCGTCGACAATCAGCAGTCCTATCTCTCTTTCTCCAATGATAGTTTCTATAGAATAGGAAAGCAATGTCTCAGGGCTGAGATACAACAGATCAACTTCGCCATCCTTGATCCGTTTCAGAACGGCCTCTTTTTCTACTTGCGTAATCAGATCAGAGTTGAACGTCTCTACGCGCATATATCCGTTCTTTTGCAGTTTATCTTTCTGATCCTGCATCAGGGCTTTTACCGGCTCTATAACAATAGTGAGTTTATTGTACTTCTCTGCAAGATAGACTGCCGGGATCTGGAACATTACGGATTTCCCAGCTCCCGTAGGAGCAGTAATGAAAATATCTCGGAATGACTTTACGGCACCATCGTCATAAGAATATTCGGCCTGTTTGATAATATCCCGTATGATCTTGGCCTGAGAAATTTTGATAACTTCTTTGTCAATATCAGGATTCTTGTAGAACGGAAGCTCCCTAAATTCTTTAAAACCGGTTATTCCAATATCTTCTCTGGCAATTCGGATAAGCTCTTTTTCCTGCTCAATGTCGTTATCAAGAGCTTCATGATAACGCTCCGCTCTTATACCATGTTCCTGGCAGTATGCAAGTAACGAATCAAGAATCCTTTTCGAGGCTTCACCACCGGTAGTCTGAATACCGATCGTTGTTGGTTTGATCGTGGCCAGATCAGAAAAATCCCGAAGATAAGTGTCAATATCCTCATTTAGGAATATATTGAATTCTGTTTCATTATTACCGTCATGAATATGTCCTGAAGGAAAATAGTTATTGATTGTAACATTATCAGCCTTATCATATTCATAATTATAAAAGCTCCCGAAAAGCAGACTGTCTACTCTTACAAGCGCGTTATACACAGCCAAGAACCTCTGCGCATTTTCGCCACCAGCTTCCGAGTCACTGTTATTGAGACATACGTCAATCTCGCGAGCAAGTTCATCGGAAATGACAAATTCAATGGGATAATAATCAGGATAGAGATTGTTCTTGAGGATTGAGACAATCAGACCGTCTTCGGATATTGCATCATCAACACGGTTTTTTATAACTGTATACTCCTGGTATGTAATCCATGCGGAATCTTCATCACCCAAATCAAGCAATGCTCTTTCAAGAGCCTTCCTTGTCTTTTTATCATATTTGAGAACATCGATCTTTTCGGAAATATCGCCCTCTATAAGAGGCTTTTCTTCAATTGCCTGCATAAATTCGATGTCAAATCCCTTATAAATGTTAAGCTTCATTTAACATACCTCACTTGAAATTTTTTGTACTATTTATCAGAATTTTCCCTCGTTGAGTTCAATTTTTTTCGCCAGCCTTTATATTTCCCTGTCTTGACGCGGTAATCGGCTGGACGCTCAGTATTATTCGGAATTGCCCAAGAATGCCCGAACTTCATAGCGCCTTCAATCTTTCCGTCCGCACAGAGCGCCTGAACCCATCTCTCCGACACATCCCATGCCTCTGCTGCTTCCCGTATTGTCATATAATCATTCATTTCCATCCCAATCCCCTTGGTATGAGTCCATTACACACATCATTAGCATCTCAAAATATTGTATTCGGATAAACGCATTTTGTCAATGAAAGGCTTGTGTACGCAGCATTAAATTTAATCGAGTATGAGGGAGATATTAACTACCGACTTCTTACAGCACCGTGCGTACCGTTCGGTACACGGCGCTTTCAATAGTTGAAGTGCACATACTGATAGGCTGTGGCTAAATCATAGAAGCCACTGTTTATCATTCTTTCTTTTGCCATTGCCAAATTGACCGCTACGGTATGCGTCACAACCCAATAGCCCCTGCGACTATTTCTCGCTTGATGTTCCAGATCCTTAGATACTCCCATCTTCATCAGAGTTCTTATCTTTGTCTTGGGTTTCTTCCATTGCTTCCATATACACATACGGATTCTATGATATAGTCACTTATTCAGTACTCTTATTCATATTTGCAATCTCATAATAATTCAGCCATCCACGCATATATATTTCAATCTTTTCCAGCGCGGGTCAAATACTCTGACAAGATCTTCGGTAACTAAGTTCTATCAGTTTTGACTTCATTTTCTTCCATGGCTTTCCATGAACCCGGATATATGCCCTTCCCGTTCTTTCCCAGTGTAAAGCCAAGGTATTTAAAATTTTAGATTGCAAACACGCTGACCACACGACTTTTCTCTTAGTTCACTTTCCTTCAGATTCCACCTTACAATGAGCACCCTTGCCTTCAACTATATTCTTCCCACTATCTGACGGATTATGCAAACTTTACTGTCCAGAAACGTGCGCCGCAGGGCGCACTATGAAAACAGCGGCATCCCGATCGTCCAGAACAGCGCCGTAAAAATTGCCTTATTTACTTTACTTTTCTATCTCCACCTTGATCCCTGCTTTGAATTCAACCTCGTAGTAGGTGTCGTAAACGGTAATCCGTTCGATGTACTTCCGGACCATCTGTTCATCGTACTCGATGAGCTCTTGGCTCATGCCTGACATGAAGGTAGTCATTTCTTCTATTCGAAGTTTCCTCCATTCTTCCTCAGCCTTCTCGGTCATCACCTTCAGCTTCTGATCGCGCACGTCATCTATGGCATCGGCAATGTCATCGTAGGGCTTTTTCTCCCGCGTAGCCTTAAGGAGCTCCTGCTGCTGGGTGGCAAGTTTCGTCGTAATGTCTGCCAGCTCCTGCTCTGTCTCACTGTTGACCACAGCGGCTAGGTTCTCTTTCAAGATCTCCAGCATGGAATCGGAGCACTGAGCAACCTTGTTAATGGCCCGAACCGTAACCATCTTCAGGTCAGCCTCCTTGATCGTTTCTGCATCACATGCAGAAGGGCCATGCTCAATCCGTGTGCAGCAGCGCCAGACTATGGAATGCTTGCCGCGGTTGTTCCAGGCGATCCTGCGGTAAATCTCTCCGCATTTTGAACAGTAGACCAGGCTCGACAATGCGTACTTGCTGCTGTAGACTCTCTTCTTTCGATTGACGCCGCTATGCAGGTTTGCTCGGCGCACCATCTCCGTCTGAGCTCTCATGAAAATGTCCTTCGGGATGATGGCGTCATGGCAGTTTTCGACGTAATACTGTGGAACGATGCCGTTATTCTTGACCCTGGTCTTTTCAATAAAATCCGTCGTGTAAGTCTTCTGCAAAAGTGCATCGCCCATGTACTTTTCATTTCGGAGCATCTTTTTGATGGTCTCTGGCCGCCACTTGTTTTTACCGGCGCCGGTCAGGATGCCGTCTGCCTCCAGGCCGTTACCGATTTCCTTCAGGCTTTTCCCTTCGAGGTACTCCCTGAAAATGCGTTTAATGACCTTGGCCTCCGTCTCATCGATGATCAGATGTCCATCCTTGTCTTTCGTGTAGCCCATGAAGCGATGGTGGTTTACCTGGACCTTCCCGCTCTGGTATCGGAACTGAATACCCAGTTTCACGTTCTTGGAAAGTGACTGAGACTCCTGTTGCGCCAGCGACGCCATAATCGTAAGAAGCACCTCTCCCTTGGAATCCATCGAGTTAATGTTTTCCTTTTCGAAGAAGACCGGTATGTTCTTGTCACGGAGCTGCCGGATGTACTTAAGGCAGTCCAGCGTGTTTCGGGCAAATCTGGATATCGACTTTGTGATGATCATGTCTATGGAGCCATCCATGCATTCGTCGATCATGCGATTGAACTCCTCACGCTTCTTTACGTTGGTTCCGGAAATGCCATCGTCTGCGAAAATGCCGGCGAGCTTCCAATCTGGATGTTTCTGAATAAACTCTGTGTAATGTTCAACCTGAGCCGTATAGCTAGTTTCCTGCTCATCCGTGTCTGTACTGACGCGGCAGTAGGCTGCTACTCTGAGTTTTGGATGTTCCTCCTGCTTTTTTAATGTGTTTCCAACATGCTTTCTAGCAGGAATGACGGTAATGTTACTCTCCATCTGCTTCCTCCATTTCAATCAAGCTGTAGGCAAATGCTGCCTGCTCATAAGGATCCTTAAACTTATGTGGAACCTTCTTCAACTTGAATATGATTTTCTTCTGTTCCGTAGCCTCGGATGCATCCGTGTAATCATGGATGCGGCCGAGGCTTTTTGCTTTCTGCAAACGAAGCTGCTGCGCTTTTTCAAAGGTCGCCTCGTCAATCAGTGCTGGGTAGTAGTCGTCTCCCAGGTACCGCCGGTTTTTCAAAATCCGTCCTATGCTGGAATGGTAGCCTGTGATTCCCGCCTTCTTGGCGGCATCCTTCAGGGCAAGACCGCTATTGTAAGCTGCGAACAAGGTTCTGACCCGTGCAGCACCGGCTTCATCGAGCATTGCCGAGCCGTTTTCTACCCTATAGCCAAGTGGTGCTCGTCTCATTCTCTCACAAACCTTTCCTTCAAATTCAGACCGCACTTCATGCGGAACTCGATCTGCTCCCTTGAGAGTACCAGGATCTCATCCACAAAGTCAGTGAAGACCTCCTCATCAAATGCCGTTAGGATGTCTGTCCGACTAGTAAAGCGCAATATCTTCTGTGCCTCTTCGGCGTGAGTCAGTGATCCGTTAATGCTCTGCGATAGCATTGTTTTTTCTGTCTGCAGCCTCTCGAGTTCACTCTGAAGTTCTCCAGATTCTTGTGCGTAGACCGCGGGCTCCAGGTAACCGCTTGTCATTAAACCAGCGACGACCTGGCGCTGTTCATTAACCTTGTCGATCTGTTCTTCCAAAGCCTGAACGCGGCGGAGCCTGTCCTTGTCATTTGTTCCGCGAAGCGCATCCACAAAGGGCTTCAGTATCCGTTTCTCTGAGAAGATCAATTTATTCATCATCGTGACGAACACGGCCTCAATCTCGCTTTGTCTGAGGTACATCATCCCGCAGACGTTCTTGTCTTTCAGATGCGTACTGCAGGTCCAGGCGATGTAAGCACCGGAAGGTTTGTAATGGAACCTTCTCTTAAATGTCGCACCGCAACTGCCACACTTGATCTTTCCCGAAAATGCGTACCTCTTTTGGTACTTGCCGGTCTCTCCGGTGTTGCTCTTTTCTTTACCACGCTGAGCAAGAACCTGCGCTGTCCTGTCGAAATCCTCATGGCTGATGATCGCCTCATGATGGTCCTTTACCAGGTACTGGTCACATTCTCCGTAGTTGACATGGCGAGTAAAACTGCTGTCCGTGTAGGTCTTCTGGAAAATTACATCGCCGGTATACTTTTCGTTGGTAAGGATTCCCTTCACCGTTGAATCCGTCCAGTTGCCGTTTTTCTTTGTCTTAATGCCTCTGGCATTCAGGTCCTTCGCGATCTTATAGGTGCCGATCCCGGCAAGAGAAGCCGCGTAGATCTGCTTTACAACCTCAGCCTCTTCTGGAACGATGACCATCTTGCCGTCCTCGTTCTTGTAACCGAACGGCGGGTAGCCAATGACAAAGCTGCCATTTTTAAATCTGCGCTGGATGCTCCACTTTTCATTTTCTGAAATGGAGACCGACTCGCTTTCAGCAAGGCTTGAGAGTATCGTCAACATGAGCTCCGATTCCATGCTTCCAGTGTTCAGATCTTCCTTCTCAAAGTAAATGTAAACTCCGATCCCAAGGAGCTTCCGAACGATCTCCAAGCAATCCGTCGTGTTGCGGGCCAGCCTTGATATTGACTTGGTCACCACCAAATCTATCTTCCCGACCTCGCAATCCGCGAGCATACTAAGCAGGCTGTCTCTCTTCTCCATCTTTGTTCCCGAGATGCCCTCATCGTAGTAGAGCCCTGCGTAATCCCATTCAGGATTCTGCCTGATGTATGTTTCGTAATGTTCCTTCTGCGTAGCGAGGCTGACGAGCTGTTCTTCGGAGTCCGTAGACACCCTGGCGTAGGCTGCAACGCGGAGCTTCTTTTTAACTCCAGGCGCCTGACCACCTTCAATTATTGTTATCCTTGGCATCAACTCACCTCCTTCCATTGTAGTGACATATTGGCTCTGAATGTGATATATAGCAAGTCATTTAAAGCATCAACTCCGCCATGTATGGAAAGAAAGTCTCTTTATTTTTTGCGGTGATTTTGTCGAATTCGCTTTTGGTTATATATCCATTGTCAAGAAGAGCTTGCGTCATTTTCTGTGCCATCATGTAATCAAAATCCTTCTGCATCGTTTCTTTTGTCATGCACCTTGGATCAGTCTTTGAAACAAAGCCTGCTGTTACCTTTTTTACGTGCTCCATAATATGCGCCTCCTTACTATGAGCGACTTCTTCTAACTTACTAAGGAGACTTGTGAGATGCTTTTCCGGCTTATATGCAAAGTTTTTTTCACATGGCTTCCTCTATTCCCTGCCGAGAAAATCAACCCCAAATAAAAAAATAGCAGGAGCATATTTGCTCCTGCCAAAGTGACAGCGTTTTACATCTTATATAATTCCCACCTGGGATCGTCGATTACGTACTTGAGTTCGTACCTTATATCCCTGCCGCCTATCCTGCTCTGGCATGAATAGTTTATGGTGCGGATACCGGCGATCTTCTTTTCTTCGATGTTAATGAATTTATCCACGTAAACATCCTGAGCCGTTCCCTTATCGTCAACGTATCTGAACCGGTACGGCATGGGATATTTTGATTCTTCGAACACAACTATCGTGTTTATTGGTTTTGCTAATATCTTCATACGGATATTAT